TCTGATTGGATCAATTATGTAATCGAATAAAAAATTTAATACATGGTCTTTAATTGTTGGATCATCAGGTACATACTCAAATTGATCTTCTGGACAATAGTTTTCAATTGAGTCTGGATCATTCCAGTTAATGAGCCTATCTATGTTGTGGTTGATTCTTTGCATTACTTGACCCCCAAACAAACTTGGCACATATCAACTGGTATTCTCATTTGATGAACGACAGTATACATACCTTCGGCAGTTTCAGTTTGGCCGTTTACTTTAGTACCTAAAGCAATGCTTTTTTGGCCGTATAAATCCCCTTTTGATATAGAGGATTTACATGAGTAGCAATTTCTTGCTTTTCTTGTTTTTTTCAATTTCATTTAAATCTCCTCCCTTTGGATTGAGTCTTGTAATTCTTCCAGTTGTGATTGTGAAAGGAATCTTACGAATGATTCGATAAGTTGATAATCGGTGTAATTAAGATCTCTTAACTGGTCAATCATTTGGTCTTTAAGTTCTGAAGGTGTCATTTTAAATAAGGATTAGGAATAAAAGTAAATAAGGGAATGCGATAAAGGTCATTGTGTTACACATACATAATGATTTTCTAAAAAGTTTCTGTACCTACTTGGTGTAGTACCTCTAATACTTTTGATTAAGTCACGATGAAAAGTAATTTTCTCAACGTCACCGCATCTTGTATTGTGATCTGTATCAAAATAATTTTGCTTGTAATGTACGGTTGCAAATTTTTGATTGTGGTACTTGAGGATAGAAGTAAATGGTGTACATACTGATTCCTGATGGCTATCAAGAATAGTTAGGTTATTGCGTAAAGAGCCACTGCTGCGTGACTCAATAATTTTTAACGCTTGCTCTTGGTAAATGTCCATTATGCAACCTCCTTTGCTATTAGTGATTCAAAGCATCTGGAAGAAAGCCAGTAAAGGTCTTCACCCCACATTTTCTTTTCTGCTTTTGTTTCCCCTCTAGTTTCTATCTCGATTGCACCTTTTTTTGATAGTGAACTGATTACACCTTTTAACTGGTCTTGTTTGATGTTAAGTACTTTAAGAAGTGGTTGTACCTCATCCCAATCTAGTAACCATTCTGAAGGATCGTCTAAGCCAAAATCAGAAGCTTCAAGGTCATCTACATACCAATCAATAGGAAATAGATTCATAACCTGTTTCTCAAGATCAGTAAATGTATAAGTAGTCTTTACACATTTGCCTAGTTTCTCAGAATACTCAAGTCCATTAATAGTTTTGTTTAATGCTGAATGAGTTTGTGGAAGTGTTTGTGTCATGTGCTTGTTGTTAATTGAAATTAGTAAGTGAAGCATCGGTAGACATCCGATACTTATAGTGTTGCACTAATCCTAACACTTGTCAACAAATTAATTTTAGATGTTGCGATACTTCTTATATTTCTCTATATTATGAGTAATTTTATTTATATCTTTTAATGACAGCAATTACTCAAGTATCTAGAACTTACATTGCTGTTAATTCTGAAGGTTACCGTATTAATTCTAGTCATCACAACTGCCGTATTAGTGAAACTGTAGTAGATGCTATTAGAGAATTAAGAGAAGATTTTAATCTCGGTTACGGTACTCTCTCAACTATCTTTTCTTTACCAAGAGGTACAATTGCCAAAATCTGTAAATACCAAATCCGAGGGCAAACTCCAGATCGTTGGAAAACAATCTATGAAACTAGGAAGACCTATAGAAAAAGTTGATCCTGTTGAAAGTTCCAGAATTTGTGAATGGATTGCTCATGGTAAAACTCTAAGGGAATATTGCAGGCAGAAAGGTAATGTTCAATGGAGAACTATTTATAAATGGTTGGAGAAAGATGAAGAGTTTCGTTCAGCCTTCGCACGTGCGAGAGATACAGGGTGTGAAATTTTGTTTGAGGAATGTTTAGAGCTAATTGATACTCCTCCTACTATGTGCGGTTCTGATGGCAATGAAAGGATTGATCCAGCGTTTATAAACTGGCAGAAGAACAGGGTCGAAACTAGGTTTAAAATGCTATCTAAGTTCAACCCGAAAAGGTTCGGTGAAAAGCTTGGGGTGGAAGGGGAAGCAAATATTAACCTGACTATCAGTACTGGTATTCCTCAAGGATGAGCAGCATTACCCTTGATTACACCCCTAGAGCATGGCAAAAGGAATGTCATGTAAAGAAACAAAGGTTTAGTGTTTACGCTCTTCATAGGCGATCAGGGAAAACAGAACTGGCAATAATGGAATTGATTGATAAGGCCATAAAGACAGACAAAGAACTAGCAATGTTTGTTCATGTTGAACCATTCTTGAGACAGGCTAAAGCCATTGCATAGGCTAAGTTAAAACAAAAGATAGAACCATTGCGTAGGAACTCAGTTATAGACATCAATGAGGGTGAACTATCGGTAAGGTTTAAACATAATGGAGCAATCATTAGATTGTTTGGTGGTGACAACCCAGATGCCATGCGAGGACTGCGATTAGACGGAATTGTAATGGATGAAGTAGCCCAGTTAAAGAATGAATTGTGGACAGATATCGTTCAACCAGCGTTGAGTGACCGTCTAGGCTGGTCTATTTTTATAGGAACTCCGAGTGGTATCAACCTCTTTTCTGAACTGTATTACAAAGCTATTGATGAGGACGAATGGGCAGCAGCAAGATTCACGGTTTACGATACCGATTCCCTACACCCTAATGAGGTAACACGTCTCAAGCGAGACATGAGTGAGACATCATTTGCTAGGGAATATCTATGTGACTTTGCAGCCCAAGGTGATGACCAACTTATAGCTCTAGCAGATACCGAAGATGCAGCCAAAAGAACATACCAAGCAGACCATGTAAAGATGTCACCTGTAGTGCTAGGTATTGACCCTGCAAGGTTCGGTGATGATAGATCAGTAGTGTTCCGTAGGCAGGGAAAGCAAGGCTTCAAACCTATTGTCTATCGAGGTATAGATAACATGGATCTAGCTGCAAGGATAGCCAACCTGATAGAGGAACATAACCCAGATGCAGTGTTCTGTGATGCAGGTGCTGGTAGTGGTGTAATCGACAGACTAAGACAGTTATCGTATGACGTTATAGAAATACCATTTGGTGGTAAGGCAACCAAACCAGAACAGTACATCAACCGTAGAACAGAGATGTGGTGGTTAATGAAAGAATGGATAGAAATGGGAGGTGCAATACCAAATGACACCGCACTAAAACAAGAGTTAGCAACACCGATATATTGGTACGACAATGTGGGTAGGAAAGTATTGGAGAGTAAAGATCAGATAAAGAAAAGATTGCAGGGGGCAGGGTCACCAGATTTAGCTGATGCCCTAGCACTAACCTTTGCCCTCCCAGTAGCCAAGAAAGAGATGGAGGACATATACATCAAAAGACGTAAAGTTGCTACTCAGAAGGAGGAATATGACCCATACACCAGAATGTAACTTTGTCCGTATAGCAGAAGGTCTAGATGTAGACCCATTACTCCAATTGTTAGACGGTAAACCTGAGTTATGGAAAGAAATAAAACATCGTCAACATTTTACTGGTACACCACATAAAGATACCGAGTCAATATACGTTAGAGGGCCACTAAAAATGACTCCTTACTACGTCATGTACGACATCGGATCATATGACTACCCAAGTATGGAGTATTTAAAGGATGCATTAGTACCATTAATGCGACCAATACTAGAAAAATTAGAGGTAATAGAGATGGGTAGGGTACTTATAGTTAATCTTAAGCATGGTGGTCATGTAACTAAACATAACGACCAAGGAACGTATGCAGATCACTACTCCAGATTTCATTTAGTAGTCACATCTAACGAGTGGTGTAGCCAAACCTGCGGAGATCAGAAACAAAAGTTTGAGGTAGGTGACGTTTGGTGGTTTAATCATAAGAAAATGCATACAGCGGACAATGTTGGCACTACAGACAGAGTGCATATAATATTTGATTGTGTAACTAAATATCCTTTATGACTAGTGTGACCGTAACTAATGATAGTGAAGCTACTGTAAACGAAAGTAGAGTACCTAAAACAGAGATTAAACTCTGCACCTACGATGAATTTGTTGTTTTAGCAAAATCATTATTTGAAGAGCATTACGAAGAGATTGCTCGCAACAAACAAATAATGAAACTAAAGCCAAACTACAAACTGTATGAAGCACTTGATTCAACAGGTTGGTTATTTGTCTATGTAGCAATGCAAGATAATGTCTGTATTGGATATTCTATGAACATAATGATGCATCACTTGCATTATGCTGATCTAAGGATTGCCCAGAATGACATTTTGTTTGTCAAAAAAGAACTTCGGGGTGGACGATTAGGTTTAC